GTAGAACCTGATGCAGTTGCTCCTGATTGAATATCAGTTTGTTGGCTTACAGTAGAACGACCAACAATTATGTTTCCTGTTCCAAGCGTACCTCCAACAGTCATTACCCCTGATGTTTGGGTTGTATGAAAATTTGAAAGTGAAGTTGTTGATCCTACTAAACCCAATGTTCCAGTTGCAGTTGGTGAACCAAGTGATGCAAAAGAAATTGTTGGCGAACTACCCAAAACATTTGCACCAGAACCAGTTATAGTACTAAAGTCTGTAAATCCTGCTTCCCAATCTGCGGCAGTCGTAAGTGTTGTACCAATACAAGTACACATAACAGTTACGCCAGCAATTACTGATATAACAGTATTTAATCCAGATGATTGAACAGTAACTGTTCCTGATGAGTTATTACAAATATGGAATGTCCATCCTGTTTGTAAGGTACTTGTAACTGGAAGAACTACTGTTTGTGTTGTTGTACCAGTAAACAACTGATAGTAACTGCTAGTGTTGTCTAGTGTTGTTGTTCCTGCGGCTGTAGCTGTTGATGTAAACCCCATCAAATTAGCCATTGCCGCATTAGCAGTGGTTGCACCAGTACCACCACCAGCAATAGCAACAGTACCTGTATTTATTGTTCCCCATGATGTAGCCGTACCATCAGTAGTTAAATACTTTCCACTATTGCCTGTCTGAGAGGGTGTAAATGAAGCAGCAGTAGTAGCAGAATTTGCTGCATTTGTAGCACTGGTTGCTGCATTGCTTGCAGAGGTAGAGGCTTCAGAAGCTTTAGTGGTAGCAGTTGTTGCTGCTGTGCTTGCCGTAGAAGCAGAAGAAGCAGCATTGGTTGCACTGGTAGATGCTGCACTTGCAGAGGACGCAGCATTAGTGGCAGAAGTAGAAGCTTCTGAAGCTTTAGTGGTAGCTGTGGTTGCTGACGTTGAAGCACCAGATGCAGAAGTAGCAGCATTGGTAGCAGATGTAGAAGCAGCAGAAGCACTAGAGGCTGCATTAGTAGCTGACGTAGAGGCATTGCTTGCCTGTGTAGTAGCTGTAGAAGCTGAGCCTGATGCACTAGTAGCACTAGTGGCTGCATTGGTAGCTGAGGTTGACGCAGCAGAGGCAGAAGAGGTTGCGCTTGTGGCTGATGTAGAAGCCCCAGAAGCACTGGTTGCAGCATTAGTTGCACTAGTTGCTGCACTAGTAGCAGAAGAAGAAGCAGCGGTTGCCGAAGCTGCTGCTGCTACAGCAGAGGCTGCAACTGCACTAACGGCTGAGTCGCTAGAAGATTCTCCTGAGCCTCCAGTACCACGAAATATTGCCATATGCTCTCCTTGTTGTGGAAAAAGCCTTGTTTGCAAATAACAAACAAAGCCTCTTTCAAAACAAGGAAGCCCCTTGTGAGGGCTCCCCTATATGTTTCTTAAGCTACGACAGCCATCAAAACACCAGCGTCTGCACGAAGCACTTTAGTGCCATACAACATGTCAGAAGTAAACAGAGTAGCCAAGTACTCTTGTTTGTACTGCTGTTGTGAACGAACAGACATTTGCTCAATATGAACAGCCCAGTCTTTGTGAGCCAACAAAGCACCCTTAACACCTGATTCCAAGGTGGGGCAGTTGCTAGACACAATAACAGGGATACCATACAGGTTACCCACCTCACCATTGCGGATGGTGTTAGCGTTACCAACTTCACCAACGAAGGCTTGTTCGGTGTAACGATTGATACCATTCAAGGTGTTACGTGTTGAAGGAGGAATCACCAATACACGACCATCCATTGGCTGGTCAGCGTCATCCAAATACTGGATGGCACGACGGAAACCAACGTCAGAGAAGGAACCGATGTCGCCAGTACCATCAACGTCATAGGCTTCCAAAACACCAGTGGAACTGTTGAATTGGAAAGAACGGCTATGGGTGTAGTCAGTGCCATCGCCATCGCCCAAGCTCTTAGTCAAAGCCCACAGATCGTCATCAACTTGCTTTGCCATAGCATAGCCAGCGTCATCAGTGTAGTGCTTACGCAAAGAGGGAAGAGCTTGCACATCAACGATGTCTTCAATCAAGTAAGACACTTCTTTGTGCAAAGATAGGTTCACAGTGATAGAACTTTGTGACAAGTTCTGCATTTGAACTGCTGTGTTCTCAGCCTTAGCGTTAGCAGCCAAGCCACGTGAAGGGTTAGGGATAATAAGAGCATCGCCTTTTTTACCCTTGAAGCTCATCTTACGCACAAACTGTGCAAGGACGAGGTTCTTCTTATAGGCAGCAATAATCTCATCGCTCCATAAGTCAGGTAAGAAGTTAGAAGCTTCGGTCAGGCCTACTGCGCCTGTTTGTGTGGGGAAGGTACTTGTTGCCATTTTAAATATCTTTCATAAGGTTATTAACGAACCCTTCCTTCTGCATATGCTGCCATGATTTCTGGCTGCAAGGACATGTATCGGTCAGGGTCTTTACGCATGAGGTCTACAATGTCAGCACGACGATATATCTTCTTGCTCTGTGTCTCACCAGTTCCTTTGACAGAACCAGTTGATGCCTGTTTTAGTTGTTGTTTACGATCAACCTTTTGCATTTCAACAGTGTTGCTTAACATTTGCTGACGTTCTTTCCATGTAGTCAAAAGATCGTCTGCTGCGTCAAAGTCATACCGCTGGTCTGCACGTGAAAGAAGTTCGCTTCGCACCTTGCTTTTGCCAACCCACTCCTTAAAACCATCGTCATTAATAATATCCGTATAGTCAGGGTGAGCATTCTTTAAAGCATTCAAGGCCTGAGCCTTTACCATCTGTGCATTAAAAGCTTCTGCTTCTTTTATCTTAGGGTGTCGTGAAACAGCCTGTTCAACAGCCTTCTGAGGATCAGAGAAGAAATCTACCTCTTCGTCCTGTGGGGCTTCTTTGGTAACAACTTGTGCTTTTACAAAATCATCTACAATACGCCGAAGTTCACCAACCTCTTGTGAATGTCTGCCCATCAGCTTCTCAGCTTCTTGGTGCATACGAATCAGGTCAGGTGCGCTTTTACCTTTGTATCGCTCTGGAACATCTGGCTCTTGAGGGCTTTCCTGTTGGGGTTCCTCTTGAGGTTGCTCTAATTGAGAGATGTCCTCTTGTGTGTCTTGTACGCTGTCGTCAATAAATGTTGCCATATAGTCTCCGTGCTTAATAGCATTATGGAAGAAATTTAGAATGTTCCCTCTTATGAGGCATTCTGCTTACGCTCTTTCGTCAGTTGTTCTCGGTGCTTTTTATCCCACTTCATTGCTGCCCCGGGGAAGCTACCTGTCACTCCTTCAAGTTTCACCTGAGGAGCACTTACCTGACGAAAGGCCTTTGTGCCACAAACCTTACAATCTATTGTTTCTGTTTCTACAGAAGTAAATTGTTCTTGTAAGTGACCACTAGGACATAGAAAATCAAAGACTCTTATCATCTGTAAGCTCCGCATGTGATGCTTCGATAGCATTACGATAACCAAGAAGTGTCTCTAAAACTTCTACCTGTCCTTTTCTGAACCAGAACATGTTAGCATCTGAGGCGTTCCGTATATCAGAGAGATTGTCTAAGCTGCGCTTAAGGTCTTCCTGAAATATGTCCCAACCCTTATGTACAAACAAGTCTAGAAGAGATTCATAATATTCTTGTAACTCTTTATCCATGAGCATTTCTCCTATGGTGGATGCTAATGTCTTTATTATACCACAAAAGTTTTACTTTGTCAAGCTATTGTTGCATTTGCTTAGATACAATTGCTTCTTTGCTTGCAATCTCACGCTCTTTTAAGACCAAATCTGCAAGTCTTGCTCGGCGTTCAAACTCTTTATCGTCTTGGCTACCTATCTGTAGATTAGAAGAGATGGCACGAATGCGATCATTCTCCAACTTAGTAGGAATTGCATCTGTTTCTGCCTGTAACTTACCAGCCCTGCTCTGGCTTTCAGCAGCCTGTGCCTGATAGAGGGCTGTCTGAGCCTCTGCTGCTGCCATCTGCATCTGCATTTGAGCCTGCTGTAGCTGCTGTGCCTGTGGGTTAGGCTTATTCATCTCACGAAGCTTGCTAATCATACCTTCTCGGTTAGACAGGCTCATGTTTTCAATGACAGCCTCCACCAACATGGGGTACATTGGGCTGTCTTGTCCCAAGGTTTGCAGAAGTTGCACCAATTGTGTAACCTCGTACTCACGAGCAATAACACCAAGGCTGCTAGAAGCTACAAACTTGTAGTCTTGTGCAGGGAAGTTGTCTGGGTCATACTGCATATAGCGCCATGCAGCCTTGCTAACCAGTGGGATGAGGAAGGAGTCTTGGAAGTTGATTAACGTGCGCTTATGGCGCTTTATAATGGCTCCTAGAGACATACTTACAGCCCCTGCTGCTGCCTCTCCATTAATACTTCCAGGAATTCCTGCTGCATCAATGGCTCCTGTAGCCATCTGAACCATGCGCTGTAGGCTTTCTGCCTGTGTGAAGCTCACTTGGTCAAGGTTGCCAAACTTAAAGGGCATCATAATCTCAGCGGGGTTACCATTGGTGATGATTGTCTTGCCGGGACGTATCTCAAACTTAGCACCACGAGGCATACGTGTACCATCCATAGCCATCATTGGGTGGACAGTTAGAGCCAAGGCATCAATACGAGCACGAAGCTCAGCATCCAAAGCCTTTTGGCTGTTATAGCCCTTCTCACAAATACCACGTCCCCAGAAACGTCCGGGAACCACATCCCAAGGGAAGGCAATGAGGGGGCGGTCTTGCATCATGTAAGGATTTTCTTCAACCTTCAACAAGACACCACCATTAGCCACAATGACAATGGCTTCTACATATTCGCTTTCTTCTTCAGCCTCTGCTATGTCTTTGCTTTTCTTCTTGCTTTCCTCTTTCGGCTCAGGCAAATCCATTGCTTCATTAAACTCTTTACGAGGAACAAGGCCGTAATACTTGGTGAGGCGTACTTTATCATCTTGATATATCGTAAGGTCTTGGTCAGGCTCAAGGTCTTGGTCAGGAGCTGCTGCCATAATGTCAACGTCACGATAGATACCCTTCTCAATTAAAAGTTCAACTTGATGCTTAGGGACAAACTCATCAATAGCCACACCCAAAGCCTCTTCAATAGAGGAAGCTACAGGGTCAATCAGGAAGTTCTGTGGCAAGATTGGGCGCACTTTAACCACAATGCGTGGCTTAACTGTCACCCCTACAGCTTGCATAGCTCCATCAAGGATGGGCTGTGTAGCTGGTGTGAAGTCTTGCACCTCATCAAGGACAAGCTCAGCCATACCTGTGCCAAACACGGCAGCGTTTAACAAACACTCGGCTACAGCCTTGCGTGTCTTGGTGTATTTAAACTCTTCATCCAAAGCATTACGCAAGAAGGAAATGTCTTCACGCTCTTGGTCACGCATGTCATCATAGATGTCAAACCATTTACCACGACCAAAGGTAGCTTCTTCAACCTCAGCAACGCTGCTCTCTACAGCTTGCTGCAAGGCAGGGCTAATAAGCTTGCTACGCTCGCTCTCACGTGTCTTATCAGCAGCATCCCACTGACCACGCCACAAGCGGTAGTACTCATCAAACTTCTCTTGATGGTTACTGGTATAATGGTCACGCCATCTGTCAGCTTTCTCAATGACCCAACCAGCAAGGCTACTACCTTTGTAAGTTTCTTCAGTATCAAAGCTCATATATTTCCTTAGTATCCGCTTAAAGCGTCCATTGGTTCAAAAGGTTCTTCTTCATAGTCTGTTGCATAGCTTTCTTTGCTAAGCTGCTCTATGTAACTTAAGGCATCAATCAAGTCATCATGCACAAGAGTATTTGGAAATTGGAAGAGTT